TCGTACTATACGATCACGTCCTAGCGACAGATGGGATTTGCTTGGTATTACACCTGCTGCTCGACGATATGGATATAAAATCATAGTGGCGGCACCAGATGAAAAACCTTGCAAGTATTACGGTGTTGATCAGCATCAATGGATTCAAGATACTGTGGCTGAAATTAAAAAGCATACTGACCGTCCAGTAGAAGTTCGTGAACGTGCAGCATTGCGTATAGATAGAGTAATTAATACACCTTTAAGCCATGTATTAACACAGGATGTGCATGCATTGGTAACATTCAACAGTATTGCAGCAGTAGAAAGTATATTGGCTGGCGTTCCTGCATTTGTGATGGCACCCAGTCATGTGGCAGAACCGGTGGCCAATCGAGAGTTATCTAAGATAGAAAATCCTTTTTATCCAGATCAAGACTTGTTGATGGCTTGGTGCCACAGCATGGCATACGGACAATATCATGTACGCGAATTAAAAAATGGGACGGCATTTAGAATGATGCAAGAAATATGAAAGTTATAAGTTATACAGCAACCCTGCCCCGAAAAGAGCAGCACACTGAAGAAAGTCTCAAGAACGCCACATATAAATTGGATACACTGAGATATTTTGCACAAGGTGTAAATGCGCAAGATGACGAAGGTATTGTCGAAACCGACATGACGTATCAACCCAGCGAAGTGGCTGTGATACTAGGATGGGTACACGAACACGGCAAAACTTCTGCACATTTGCAATTCCGTCAAGAGATACTGGATCAACAGCGTGCGTGTGGTGGTAGGACCGTGATAGCAGACAGCAACTTGTTCTTGTACCGGAACAAGGCCAATCCCGGCTATTGGTTGCGTTACAGTTATGATGGCATCTTTGCCAACACCGGAGAATATTGTGATGGTGCGCCCAACCCTGAGCGATGGAATCAAGTGCAGAGTTTTTGCGATGTAAAATTACAGCCTTGGCGACAGTTGGGCAATCATGTGTTGCTGTGTTTACAACGTGATGGTGGATGGAGCATGGCCGGGTGGGATGTAGTAGACTGGGCGTTGAAAAACACAATTGAAATACGCAAGTATACAGATCGACCCATACGCATACGTCCACATCCTGGTGACAAGAAGGCCAGGAAATACTGTGAGAGAATAATGAAACTGTGTCAGGGTCGCAGATTGAAAGACATAGAGATCAGTATAGAAGGGCACAGTCTTGTGGATGATTTCACCAACTGCTGGGTAGTTGTAAACCACAACTCCAGCCCAGGGGTAGCAGCAGTTATGGAAGGCATCCCTGTTATATTAACTGATCCTGTGCGTAGTCAAGCAGGGGATGTGGCCACCGTCGGCATCAACCGTATAGAAAATCCACTCATGCCCGACCGTGAAGTATGGGCACAAAGAATCAGCCAGTTTCACTGGAGTCACGAAGAACTACGCACCGGAGTATGCTGGGCACACATGAAAAAATGGGCAAAAAAATGATACAAGTAATAACCAGTTTTGATCAACGGTACTATGATCTTATAGGTAAGGATTCGGTCAGCAGTTTCCTAGAGTATTGGCCTGAAGAACTATCACTTACTTGTTACGTGGAAAAATTCAAGTTGCCTACTCATGCTCGTATACAGCAGATTGATTTTTCAAAGTTGGATCCAGACTACAAAAAATATCAACTGGATCCTGCGTTAAATCAGAGCATGAAAAAGTTTGCCAAAAAAGCATACAGCGTGATGCATGCCATGCATAATAGCTCAGCAGATTGGATCATATGGTTGGATGCAGATGTGATTACTGTTCGATCCTTACCTATTGAACTACTACAACGGGTACTCAAGCCTGGAAATCTTTCAGCATATATGGGTGTGAAATACACCATAGACAAGAGTGGTAATCCTGGAAATTGGTTAGTGCCCGAAACTGGATTTTTTGCTGTGAACACTCAGCATAAGGACTTTGCTGTATTCACAGCAGAATACTGTCGCAGATATCACCAACGAGACTATGCTGATCTGCGTAGATTCTACGACAACGATGTGTTTGGTGCTGCATTATTAACAGTGCCCAATGCCGAGGTGTTTGATCTATGTGAGAGTTTTGGTAAAAAATACAAGACTCCACTGCGTCATACTATACTGGGAGATCATCTCTTACACTACAAGGCCAAGCACAGCAAGGCCGAATACAATCAAGACGACGCTGACAACCAATAAGATTCACGCCTGGGTTGTATGAGATCAGATTCAAGGCTTCGTCCAACAGTTTTTCTATTGCCTTTGAGATGATCCAAGTATGCACCCCATGTTGTGTTGATCAGTGGATGCCCTTCACCCTTGATCAATCCCGCGCTCCAGTTTAATACTTTCCATTCAGGGTGTAGGGCTTGCACTTCTTTTCTGGTCTCATCAAACACCCAACAATCGTTCCATTCAGACATGGTCATAAGTCGTCCAGAATCATATGCCAATTGAAACTCTCCAAGCCATTTGCGAGTGATTGGGTTTCGCAAATTCATTCCGTACAACCCACATTCAGAGAACTTTTTTTCTCGTCCCAGGTATGCTAGTCCCGTATCTGATGGCATTTGCAGTAACAAAAATGCTTCATTGAGTCCGGTATGACATATCATGTCAGCATCCATCCAAAATAACACATCAGTTTTGCAGTTGGCGGCGGCATGAAACACAGAATAGGCCTTGTGGCTAAATCGTATGGCATCCCAGCGGAATCCAATACCGGGTGCCTTGCCTTTTTTATCTGTGGGACCAGTTGCCACCTTACCACTAGCCCTGGGATCTGATCCCCATCGTTGCTTGAATGCAACAATTTCAGGACTAACTTCATGTAGATTTCTCACATGTAGATTCTTAGCTGTTTGTGTAATAGCACAATCTTCGGTGTATACATAGAGGTTAACTTCGCTGGGCCAAGTGTTTAAAAATGTATCAATCATTCGGCTGGCATACTTGTCATAGCCTGATTGATTAAATGTGGTCACTACTGCATATTTGGTCATTTAAAATCCTTGTAGATATTTTGACTAGATCCCTGGCGTTCATACAGTAAATGCTTCATAGTGGTTTCCAAATTGTGTTGCTCTTACTTTTGACCTGAGCAGATTGATATGGGCCGCACAAGTCGTTTAACCATTGCTTGTGATATTCTTGTTGCCCGTTGTCTTCAATCAGCAACCAGGGTCTATTATGTTGTATGGTGTTGCGACTTCCTTCCAGCACTGCATTTTCAAAGCCTTCAACGTCTATCTTGATCCAGTCAACTGATTGAAAATTGAATCGATCAAGAGTGGTCAGTTCGCCGGTGTGTTTTTCAAACTCAGGATTGGGAATAAATTCTTCAACTTGTTTGGTATGTCCACATTTAAGAGTTTGTAATTCAAATGTCACTGTTTGATCTTTGTCACCGAGTCCTAGATTATGCAATTCAACATTGCTGTAACTTTCTAGATTTTTTTGCAAGACTTCAAAGTTTTTAAGCACTGGTTCAAAGCATATCACACGTTCAAACTGCTCGGCACTGGGTCTGGCAAAGATACCAATGTTGGCCCCAATATCAATCATGGTGCGTTTGCGTGGAATATTTTGAAATACATAATAACGATACCGTTGTTGATAGTGTATATCCACATCTTCGGACAAGCGTTCACTAAAGAATCCATTGGGAGGTTCAGAACTGTACCAGAGTGAATTTATTTTATACATAGTGTTTATTCAATAACTATTTAATACCATATCATGAACATCAGTATATTTAATCGCTTTGGAGCCCTTAATTCAGGGCCAGTTTTTGAAGCATTTGGTAACGGTTGTAAAAAACATTGTATACGGGTGTCCGAACACAATATGTCAGCAGACGTAGCTGTGATTTGGAGTCAGCTATGGACTGGACGCATGGCCCCTAATCGTGTTGTGTGGCAGGAATTTATAGCAAGTGGGCGCCCTGTAATCATACTGGAGGTTGGGCAATTAAATCGCGGTGTGACCTGGAAGATGGGTATCAATGGTGTAAATGCTCGTGCGTGGTTTGGTGAGGGCACAGAACCTGGGCGAGCAAAGAAACTAGCAATGCGATTACAACCGTGGCATCAAGGTGATCATATCTTGATTGCCATGCAACGTAGCGATAGTGAACAGTGGGCAGGGTTGTTACCTCCAGAAAAATGGTTGGATCATACTGTTGCTAAATTACGTGAATACACTGATCGCCCCATTGTGGTACGCCCACATCCAAGACAAAAAATTCAACCAAAGATGGGTATAAAATTTCAAACACCATTGGCATTGCGTGGAACCTACGATGAATTTGATTTTAGATCAAATTTGCCCAGGGCATGGGCAGTGGTTAATGAAAACTCTGGTCCCGGCAGTCAAGCTGTATTAGATGGCGTACCGGCATTTGTGGGTACATATTCAATGGCAGCACCTGTGGCCAACATGGACTATTCTTTAATAGAAAAACCACTCATGCCTGACCGCACTGCGTGGTTGGAAGATCTATGTCATACAGAATGGACACTGGGTGAAATTTCGTCTGGCAGGCCAATTGGAAGATTATTGGGTAGATTGCAGCCTAGCTAAATCAGCATCCACCATGTTGCGTATCATTGTGCCAAAATCAGTACGTGGTTTCCATCCTAACTGATTCCGAGCCGACATTGAATCTCCACACAAGCTGTACAGTTCAGCAGGTCTTTTAAATCTAGGATCAGATTTGATTAGTGATTGCCACTCAGTGATACCTGCATGGCAAAATGCAATATCGCATAGTTCGCCAATGCTATGTTGCTCGCCAGTGGCAATAATATAATCGTTGGCTTTGGGCTGTTGTAGCATTAACCACATGGCTTCAACAAAGTCTCCCGCAAACCCCCAATCTCGTTTGGAATCAAGATTACCCAATGTGATAGACTCGGCCAATCCCAATTTAATTCTGGCAACACCATCGGTGACTTTGCGTGTGACAAACTCACGTCCGCGCAATGGGCTTTCGTGATTGAATAATATTCCCGAGCAAGCATATAAGCTATAACTTTCACGGAAGTTTATAGTCATCCAATGGCTGTATAGTTTACTAATCCCATATGGACTGCAAGGGCGGAATGGAGTGGTTTCATTTTGTTGCCATAGTTCAGTTGCATTTCCAAACATCTCACTTGTGCTGGCTTGATAAAATCGTGTATTAGGATTGTGAGTACGAATAGCATTGAGCAAATTCAATACTCCAATGGAGTTCACTTCTGTTGTGAGTTTGTTGAGATCCCAACTTGACCCTACAAAACTCTGCGCTGCAAGATTATACACTTCTGCAGGTTTTAGAGTTTGCATGAGATGGTTCATGTTGTTTTCGTCAGTGATATCTCCAGTGACCAACTCAATATCGTTTTCTATCCCCAACCACTTGATATTGTCCAAGTTTGGGTTTGAGTATCGTTTGATCAGGCCATACACATGATAGCCTTTTTCAACCAATAGCTTGGCAAGATATGGACCGTCTTGGCCGGTCATGCCTGTTATAAATGCAGTGCGTTTCATAACATTATGTATCACAAAAGTCAGTCACACTGTAATATCTTCCATTCCCGCTGTACGGAGCTTGACCACGTGCCCCATTTGCCACTGTTTGCTGTCTAGACCTTTGAGAATACCCAACCAGCGATTGCGTAAGTATGCCACTTCGTTGATTATGGTTTCATAGTCAATTACTTCATCTTCACCTTCGGCATACTTTTCAGCATCTCTACTGGTAAGGGCACGAGCATATGCTTCAAGATATTTCTTATAATGTTTTCTACGTATCTTGCGTAGTTGTATGTTGAGATAGTTCAACACTGCCTCAACTTCTTGAAGCTGATTGAATCTTTGTTCTGTAACGCCAGGAAGAGCCGTGATGTTCTTTTCTAAAACACCACGGATCCTACAATCATTTTGAGCCGCTACTAGCTCTGTCTCGTAGTATGTGATAAAATCTGGAATGGCTGAAAGATCAGCTACCACGCGGCTATACCACATTAATTTTCCCAGTCGTCAGCGTGATAATCTTCTTCTTCATCAGCTTCTTCATCTTCGTCTTCAAAGCTCTTGTCATTGTCAAGATATGCTGTGAGAGCACGTTTGATGTCTGGATCACCTTTGAATGCATTTCGAATGTCATCCACATCACAATCATTGTCAATCAAAATTGCAACTATAGTTTCGGTTGCCTCATTACGATCAACGGTGTTTACATATCTCTTGAGTTCAGACCAGAGTTCGCTGGCCACTGCTACTGCTTCATTCATTCTGCTGTCTCCTCCTGGGTACTTACC